AGCGCCACCAGCAGCTGAAGACAGGTTTGTTACTCGAATTCCAGCTTGAATGTTGGTAAGCTGATAGGTAAGAGTTCCTGGGCCTACGTTACCAGCAGCTCCACCACCAATACGGTATGTTACATAGATGCTGTTAGTTGGAGGAATACGTCCGCTAATTCCATCACCAAAAGTAATAGAAGAAATATCATCTGCGTCCGTGCTAACAGAGTAGGCTGGGTCGTTAAATCCAGCATCAATGATGTAAGGAATTTCTGTGTAGGTAGTTCCCACAGGAACTCCGCCAACCAAAGTTCCTACAGTTACGCTTCTGATAGTCAACAATGGTGTCTTGGCTAAAGTAAAGATTTGGTTTGCTGTTCCGTCAGAATCCCCAAGGTACTCATTGTAAATAGTTTGGCCCTGAGTTGCCGTACCTGTTGCCGTACTGTTTGCAGGAACTAGCACATCAAAGTCTGTTTCAAAAATAATTTGTGTGCTAACACCGTTGACTGTAGTAGTGGTAGCTACCTGTGTTCCAGCATTTACCGTAAGGGCATTTGCCGTGTTATTTGAAAATGTAAGGGTAACTGTTGCTGGAGTAGCGTTACTTGGGGTATATCCCAAAAGCTGTGCAATAGAAAGAACTGAGCTTCTTTGGGTGGCTGTAGCGATGAAGCCCTCGTTTGCGGCACGGTCAATATAGTAGTTAAGCATGTCACCCATATAGGCAAAGAGCTCAATAAGAGTAATACCAAAGTCAGAGGCGTCAGTACTTGTCCACTCAGGCAAAAGGGTAGGGATAAGGGCAATCATGTTGTCACGAATGGATGCGTAATCACGCGAGGTGTAGTCCACCTGTGGGATATAACTAGATGCCATTAGAACTCCTGAATAACGTCGCCAGAACGGTTAAGGGTGCCAGTTTTAAGCACTGCCTGTGCCTTTTCCTGATTTGGCAGGGTGTAGTCAATTGTAAGGCTTAAAGTGCCATCTTGTTGGTTAAGAGTTGCCCGCACATCGTTAAGAACAAGGGCTTTTAGGTATAGACCAAAAACTTCCCGCACACTTGCAGCAGCAATATTGACCGCATCAACCTCTGATTGGAATAGGGCGTCTTTGATATTGCCGCCATATTCAGGTCTAAATACTCGCTCACCAAGTTCTGTAAGAACAGCGCTGACTACTCGGCTTTGCCATATGGCACGCTGGTCATTAGAAGACAAAATTGAACCAGAGGCGTCAATTGAAAAAGGAAGAATAATTGCGCGTTCCATCAAGCTACCCCTACCCAAATTGGAAAGTTAGAATCTCCGCCCTCAAACATTACCCACACTGATTGGTTAATGTCAGGGATGGTTATGTGGGCAGAGTGCGAAGAGTCAAGGGTTACTGTATGGGTGTGTGCAGACGCTTCATACCCACCATCGCTTACAGAGCTACTTGTGTAAGTCTCGGTATGGTTATCGTGAGTTCCATTACTGGTTACAGGAATTAAAGGTGGAGCCCAACGACTTGGAACATTAGGACCTAATACTTGTGGGCAAAGCAACATAATTCTGTTGGCATTTTCTGGGTCTACATTATCAAAACATGTTCCACTATAAATACCATAGTACATAGCTTTATCTTCCATTTTTGCTCCTAATTTTTGCCATAGCCAATGGTGTTATCTTTTTTTCTTGCACTACAGGTGCTTTTAAGTTTGTTCCAGTACCAGACCACTTATAACTAGGGGCAGCTGGTTTTGACGTTTTTGCTACATTTTTTGCCAAGGATACAGGTGTTTTTAAAGACTCTTTATGAGAAACACCCGTTTTTACTAATGATGTTTTAGGTACTAAGTTTTTTTGCCTAATACCAGGCGTAATAACTCTTTTAACACTTTGACTTGGGTATGTTATGTTTTTGTTGTCCGTCCATTTAGAAGATAAACCCAAGGAATCTGCACCAACAAGTATTTTTGTTGTGTATTCTTTATTTCCAAGAATTATATGTTCAATAGATAACGCAGTCCAATATCCAGAATATGTTTTTCCAAGCCCATCTAAAAATAAAGGCGAATCAGGAAGAATATTTGGATTTCCTTGAATAACAACTTCTCCTCTATAAGCATATCGATTTATCTCATCAGCGGCAGACGCTTCATATTTAGCAATTTCATAAGAAGGTGCAACGACGTGGGTGTGATAAGAGTCAAAAATTGGTGCCACATAATCTTTGCGAGTTGCCGTGGGGTTTACTTGGTTGGTATGTGTGTGGCTAGTTTTAGTTGTTTTATCTACACCAGCTATTGTTACCGTAGCTTTTCTAGCATTTGTATATGGGATTGACTCACCAATCATGGGGGTAAACGAATAGATACCAGTATCTTTTTGGTCTAAACCATGCATAACATAGTAAGCAGCTTCTTGTCTAAAGTCAGTAAAATCTTGGGTTAATGGCTGAAAATACAAGTTAGTGTTATCGCATTTTAATGAGTAACCGCACTGCTTAGCTAGTCTAACCATAATTTCCCAGTCAGACATTCCCGTTTGTGAAACTTGTTCATAGACACGAGGATGAGGAATTGCTACAAAAGAAAAGTTATTTGCTTGAGCAATTTCTGTAACTATTTGGTCTGCTGTTGCATTTCTCCATATTTTTTGAGATTGTTGTTTAAATACGCGAGAAGCACCAATAACTGTTACATCCACATAGCTTTTACTTGGTGAAAGGTCTGGTGTAACATGGTGAACATACCCGTTAATAGTTCTAGAACTTCCATATCCTTTTATAGTAATAGATACTGGAGTTCCGTCTGAAATCGATGCGTAACTTACGTCCCAATCAATAAATCTAATAGTATGTGTTTCGTGCTCATATTGTGCATGGTGGGACGTCAAGCTGTATGCACGTGTTAAAGGAACACTAAGGGTAGGGAATTGAACATCTAAATGATTAAACATGAGGTATCTTTAGCACCGTTCCAGGTTTAATGTTTACAAAATCTGTAAGGTTTGGGTTGTACTCTGGAATAACCCACCAATAATCAGCGCGTTGATAGTACTTATACGCAAGAGAGTCTAAACGCTCACCTTCCGTATAAATATGCTCCCACCAGCTAATTGTTCCTGGATTATCAAATTGATAAAACACGATTGGATTTGCGTTACCATCTTGCTTAGTCGCAACATGGTCAATAAGCTGGTGATAGTACCTAGAATTTTGATAAATCATGGCTTTTTACCTGGATTAACGTTGGTAGTAGGTTGAATATTTGCACGAAGGTCAATTGTGATATTGACATCGCTACGAATAGGAATCATATTTCTTGTAAATCCTATATGGTTAACCGATAGTGATGATACAACGCCAACAAATTTTTGATTACCCAAATCAACTCTTATTAAAGCTGGCATTAAATAACCAATATTAGAAGTATCTCTACCACCAATACCTGTCCACCCGTCACCATTAATAGTCTTGTAAAGATACTCTAAATCCGATTCAGTTCCGTATTTTAAAAGGTCAACAATTTTTTGATTAATGTCATTAGCAGTACTTTCTCCGCCCTTAACTGGTTGACCAATAGTGTAGTATCTTGCTAAGTTATGAGCTTCAATAACACCAGCTGTTACAGATTGTGTTTTTTCAATTTCTGCTTGACTAACTTTTCCTGCTGAATAAAGAGCAGCATTTGCTGCAGCTAGTTGTATGTCTGCAGGAGTTTGTTGTGCAACAGATACTACTGTAGATAAGTTTTCTGCTTTAATTGACGCAAAATCATTTGTTCTATCTAAACGAATAGTAAATGTCATTTGTGAGTTAGCTGCAGCAAAACCAGTAAGCTTTACTGTTGGGTCAGTTTCACTAGGTGTTACTGTCATGTTTACAGCTGTTTGTTGGCTAAATGTTTCTGGATTCCAAATAAATTGAAAACCATATTTATTTACTGTACCTGGTGGTGGAGTTTTGGCAGCACCAGCGGCAGCGGAAAATGTTCCCGTGTTTGTATAGTCATATTGAGTTTGACTGTTTTTACCTACATAACCGTTGTAATACCAAATACGACCACGACGATTTGCGTGTAGGCTACCCTCCTGTTTATTTACAAAACCAGGATTTACCTCAGAAGGGTCTTTTGGAAGACTCCACGTATGCGGTGGCAAATTCCACTGATAAGATGCATCAGGAAACTCAGGTGGAGGTTTAGGGGTTGTTGTTTGAGTGTTACTGTCTGTTGTTTTTGTACTAGTGGTTTTAGTAGAACCATTAGGGTTTTTAGACAATAAATCAATTTGTTTTTGATTTTTATTGATTGTAGTTTTTAAATTTTCAACAGCAGTTGTGGTAGCTTTTACAGCGTTAGTCCAAGTAGAAATATAAGAATCTAATTTAGCTTTATCAGATAAAGTTATGCTTGAACCAGCGTTATGCGCCCCAGTTGTTTGAGCTAACCAAGCAATCGTGTTGTTTTGTGCAGCGTCTGGTCCCCACTTTCCATTAACATACATAGTTTCAACATAGTTAATGTTTTGGTTATTGGTAACAATGCTATCTTGGTCATTTTTTAACGTTGTTTTTAAATTCTCATTTGTTTTTTTAAGCGTTGCCATCTTTGCAGCATCTTGTTGTGCTTTAATAGCATTTTGTGTAACAGTTTTAGCTTTATCATAAGCTGTTTGAGTGCTGACAGCGCTTCTCTTAGAGCCAGAGCTGTTAATATTTGTGCCAGACATCAGCTAGTTGCCACCTTTGCATGAATATTGATAGATACAAGCTCTTTTTTAATCATAGAAGCCAGTTCTTTTGCATCAATTTGTGAACCTTGGGGCACCGTAATTGGAATAGTTACTCCGCCATAATGGACGGTTGTACCGCCATTTTGGTTTGATGCTTCAAGTATACCAGTTCTAGTATTCATAGAAAGGTAACTTTGCGCCATATTTCCCATAGGGTAGGCAGAAGAAAAGTCCATAGCACCTTGACCAAGGCCTGTACCAGATACGGTTCCACCAGACATGGCGCTACTTGGGTCGTACCCAAGCAAGGAGTTCATATCTATGCCACCGCTAGAATTAGAGCTTAAAGTGTTACCAATTAAACCAGAGAAAAAGCTAGCCCCAACGCCACCAGGAAGAGAGGTAATGCTTCTCTTAGGCAAATGTAAAAGGCTTCCGTTAAGCGCGGTTCCTGTTTTACCGCTAAGTACGCGTCGAGCAGCCGCAACGGTACGAAGGTCGACGTGCGCGGTACTGACTACTTGTCCAGTTTGAGGTGCTTGAATAAGGAGCCCATTTCCCATATAAATGGCTACGTGATGTGGGGCTAGTGGGTTACCAAAGAAAAGAAGGTCTCCAGGTTGTGCCTGTGTAGGCTCAACTGCTACGCCGCAGTTAATTTGGGCATAAGTTGTGCGAGGAAGCATAACTCCAACACGAGCAAATGCATACTGTACAAATGAGGAGCAGTCAAAACCTACGGTGTCAGAGCCCTGTTGAGTTCCTTTTGTAGGTCCTCCAATACTGCCTCCACCCCATGAGTAAGGGGTTCCGATGAGTGAGGCTCCTGTAGCAAGAACAGCGTTTGCTGCTACAGAGCTGCTTGGTGAAGGTGATTGTGGGGTTACAGTTGCCCCATGCCCAAGTCCAGAACCAAGAATTCCAGAAACAGTAGACCTTGTTGCTGAAGAAATTGTTGACATTAGAGCGGCATCGGCAATTACCCCACCACCTGCTGGGTCAATAACCTCCCCTAAACCAAAAGCTGCTGCAAGTCCTACATCTTTAAGAATGTTTTTTGGGCTAAATAGGCTTTTAATTCCTCCTAAAATACCTCCACCAGCTTTTTTGAGAAGAGCTCCTCCACCTAAACCTAAAGCGCCTCCTAATAACGAGGTCAAAACACCCGCAACAGATTGTCCAATCTGACTACCAAGAAGGGTTTCCCCCTTAGCAAGTTGCTTAACGATTCCTTGATTTTGAGTTACATAAGTGCTTAGCTTGTTAGTAAGTCCTACTAGAAGTCGATTAGCCTCACTAAAACCCGCCGCTTCTGGTGCTTGAGAAGCTGCTAATAAACCAAACTGTGATTGATTAAGAGCACTTGCAGAGTTAACAGCTCCTGTTAATTGCCTTGTTTGAGTAAGACTTGTTTTACTTAGGTCACCACCTTTAGAGAACTGAAGCGCTGCTGTTTGAAGGGCGTTACGAAGAGTAGAATCGCCAGCAGCTGCAGCATCAAGAAGATTAGCAAGACCGTTTCCAGGTTGAAGAGCAATAGCAATATTTCCTGCGTTAAGCTTTCCACCAGATTGTGAGACTGCAAAATCATAAATGTCTTTAAAAATTGCGGCTGGATTACGCTCAGCACCATTAGCTCCACGAACGCTAATTCCCATCATACGAAGGGTGTTAACTGACTGACCCTGGTTGAGGGCAGTTGTAGCCTGCATTGCGCTTTGTGCGCTTCCTGTAAGATTAGAAAGCTGCATAACCCCAGGCATAATTTGGCTGTTATAACCAGGAAGGCCTGGAAGTAGTCCGTTGGCAGTTCCTTGCGCAATTGCTTGTTGCACATCCATAGGGCTTGAGGTTGTTCCCATACCCATTAAGCTTCTTACAGTAGAATTGACATTACCCTGCATTCCAGAAAACGTAGCTTGAGAGGTTAATAGCTGGGAACTAACTGCCTGCTGAACTGTGGGAAGTGCTGATGCCGCAGAACTTGCAGTACCAAGCACTGTGCTTCCAACGTTCTTAAGGAAGCCCATAACCCCGCCTTGGCCTTGCAT